GAACAATATGAACAATTTACCATACGATCAACAATTAGTATTAATGTTTATTTTTATAGTATTATATATAACAATCAAAATGGTATTTGTTTAGGTATCTTTTTCTACTGTAGGTTTTATTGTTTCAGGAACACACCAGTACTTAATGAAAGTACCAGTTGCATTAACATAATCAGGACCAAGGTTTTGAAGTGTTTTAATTGATAAACTACTACCCATAATTGCACAGCTATACCAATCATCAAATACAACCTTATGTTCTAAGGGTGGATTGCAAGTACTCATCGCCATTGAGCAGATTTGTAAAGTAAGTATAAATTTCAACATCAACTATCATAAGATAGAAACTAAATATGAGAGATTGAGCTGCATATCAGCATTACAAATTTTGCGGTACAAACTCTTAGGATGACTATCAATCGTTAAAATTGAGGCATCTATGAGCCATTAAACGCTATAAATTGGTAAGGATTAGAATGATAACTACTACACCTATAGCAATAGCAATCTTCTTCTTCTTGGGGCTTAATCCTAGCCATATTTGTTTCATCATTTCCATTGTTTTTACCTATAGTATTATTTCCTTTTAATCAAGTCAGTTGCTTTTAGTCCATAAACGCTAGCTATGACACCAACAAAAATTGTTTGATACCAAAATGGAAGATCAGAAAAATATTCAAAAAATAATTTCATCTTCTCCATAGCAGTTGGATCGTCTGAATAGACTGCTATTGATAACATTACGATTGGCAAACTTAAAAGGACCAAAATAAATTCGTCTTTCCAGTCTGACTGTCTTGCCTCTAATAATTTGCCTGAGTATTCTAACTGTCCCGTACTCATTTTTTCTGCGTGTTTTAATTGAGCATCACTCATCAACATTTTAGTTCGTTGGCGATTTTTAAAAATATGTCCGCCTACCTGTGCTACTAATTTGATTGCACTAAATATTGGGAATGCCATTAGTCTTTACCTTTACAAAAATCATCAAAATTGATGTGGTAGTTTGAAGTACGGACTTGGTTATCTTGCCTCATAATTTGAGCAAGAGATTCACATCGTTTGGGAGTTTGCTTATGCCAGTTACTATCCAGCATTTCTAGTGATGCTGTTTGGTAGTCTTTGTTCTTTAATGCTTGCCACATTTTAACAAACTTAGAAACTTTATTACCTAATTGAAAACACATTTCAATAATGACTTCTTTGGAGTTTTGTTTAAGAGGTATATCTCCTATCATTTTCATAGCCAAACCATTAGCATTAGCGAAATCTTCATCAAAGATTCCACTCAAAAATTCTTCAGTATATTTTTTGTTATTTTCCCAATGGTCTTCAACACATAGGTGTCCATATCCTACAGTTCTTTTACCAAGAGAATCATTATATACTTCATTAACAAATCCCTCGTGCTTTTTAATTCTATCTTTTAACACATCCATTATTTAGTATAACCTGTATTATTTTATTTTAAATGTATCTTCCCAAAAATCTTGCCAGAATTTCTGAACTTGCTCTTGATACTTTTTGGCTTGTTCAGGTTGTTCTTTTAAGAATTTTTCAATTTGAACTTTCCATTCTGCGTAAGTTGGAATATCTAATTCTAATTTAAACATATTTCTCCTTTCTTTTATTAAGAGGTTTAACCATTCCACCATTATGTTCATAGGTAGCTTGTTCTGCCCTTTCTTGTTCTAATACTTTATAAGCTTTGTTCGGATTAGCTTTAGCTAGTTCGTGAATGCTTTTTTTACAGACACAAGACACACAATCACATTGACATCCAGCACTTAATCCACAATGGCAAGTATGATTACATTTTTTACAAGTAGTCATTAGTGATAAGTAGGTTTAGATTTGTGTGTAAAATTATTGTGATCGAATTCAAAATTATTAATATCGCTGAGGAATCTTTCAGCATCCTTTGAGTTAAGGAATCCTGTTGCTGTAATAGTAATTTGAAACATACCATTATCTAATTCTTTTACTTCATAGCTGTAGGGTACTTGGTAATCATCGATCATAAAAAACCTTTTATCTTAATCAGACCGAGTATACCAACAATAATAGCTCCAATCCATACTATAACTTTCAAACCACCCCTCCCCATAGCCACTTGTTCCTGAAGTTTTACAATATCTTTAGAGTTTTGCTCTACGTCTTTATGAATATGACCTAATTTTTCTTGAATATGTTTAAGAGTAATACGAGTTATAGAGTTTTTATTTTTTTTCATATAACTTCTATATCAAACTTGATAGATTATATAAATGATTTATTATTTAGTTATTATTGCCTATTACCACGTTTCTTTGAAAACATAATGTTTTCCCCCTGTTAAAAAATTAATTCTTTTCCATTCTCTCCATTTTGAGAATTTCTTTAATGTCATTGGACATTATGTGCATATCTTTTATGAATTTTGCATGGTCTTTTAGTAATTTTCTATTTTTTCTATACATGGTAACAGTTCGTTGTTGACCTTCTAAAGGTGGAAGTAATTTATATTTGTTAATTCCAATCTTATCGAATTTACTTTTATCAAAATAAAAATTATTCCAGTTTATATGGTCTTTATGGAATGTACGTTCCATACCAAAATCCCAAAAACTGCACCTAAATGAAAGAGAATTTTTTACACCATCTTCACTACCATTAATTTTAGAAGTAGTGCCATAACAGACTTTCTTTGGACACGCATAAGAACATTCTACATTGAGAAAAAGTCTTATTTTTTCCTTGTCTTTGATACTTTCAAGAAACTTAACATCATCATTCATGTGGATAGGTAGAACAATAGTGTCATACACTCCCAATGAAATCTTCTGTTCCAGTTTTTCAGTATCAACAATATCCTGTATGCAACTTGCCTCTATCTGATAATCAGGAAAATCATTTTTGATATGCTTTGCCAGTTCATCTGTTGCAGTAATAATAGCATTTTCTTTTCTGTGGTATTGTTTTAAAAAAGGTATGCTTTCTTTATACTGCTTGTCAGATATAAATTTATTGGTTAAAGGTAGTTTTAGACCAATGCCATTGTCATAAAGCCAATGAATATCGACTTTTGTTATACTTGGTCTATCAGCTACTCTACCACCCCACAAAGGAGTAACTCCTGCTACCTGTCCAAAAACATAATCTATATCTTTATAATCATATTGGAAGTTGCTGTGGGTTTCGGCATGATTGCGAAAAAAATCTAACCAACCTTTAATAGGTTGCCTATCTTTTCTAGCTGAACATGATATTCTCATGTTGATTTCAGAATGTAGTTTAATTATAAACCGAATGTATCTTTTACTTCGTCTGTAGTAAGTCCAAGTGCTTCCAATTTAGCTTTAGTAGATGCTTTGTTTGCTTCTTTTGCAATTTCAGCATCTTCTTCAGCTTGTTGGTCAATTACTGCTTGAGCTTCTTCTGCATCACGAGCAGTTTCTTCTTCAGCAGTAAATTGTATTCGAACACCGTTTCTTAATTTATATCTAGTCATGTTTATGCTCCGTCTATTGTTCCGTATAATGTTGCTTTCATTGTAGCAATGTTACCTGAGCTGAAATACAGCTTAAAGCCATCATACGCACCTGATGTCAGATAACCACCACCACCTATTTGATTTGATGACCAATTATCCTTATTATATCCTTGATGAAGATTCCAATTACAAGAAGGATAATTAGATAATGCAGGATTTTGAAACCATATGAAGCCATTTATCCATGAATCGTTAGCCCATTGTCGCGTGTACAAATAAACACTAGTATTTCCAACACCAGTTGTATTTCCATTCCACCACAAATCTACAATAGAACCCTTATAACTACTAGTTTTCCAAGTAGAACCACCATCTGTTGTAAGCACACCATAGAAATATACATTATCAGTCACTGGTTTTAATTTGGAAATAGAAAGCATATATTTAGTATATGTGCCATCAAACACAACATCATCTGTACCATGAATCCATTCCATAGTAGCTGTTGAAGATGTGATTTCCTGCGATTTAATTTTAGTCCATTGACCACCACCAAATCCTGTCGCTGTACCTGAATTGACAATCGTACCACCTGATGGAACTGTGAGTGTATCTCCACTATCCCCAAGTGTAATATCAGTTCCTGTTGCAGGACTTATTTTATTTACTTTGATTTCACTCATTGTAATTTTTCTCCTTTGTTATTTTTGGTTAGTTATTATTAATCAATGT